CCCATGCCGAATCCGTCAGCGCTGTCGGTTGGGTAATCTGTGATGCCACCATGTCGTAGGTCATACCCACGTATTTAATAGTGCCGTCAATTACGAAACGCCATGTAGCGTTAACAGTTTTATCACCTTGTTTTAAGACCGGTCTGACAGTCGAACGACCAACACCATTTTTAAAAACTGCGCCGTTGGTAGTTGTGATCTCGACACGGTATGGCAAGGCTCTAGCTGCGATTTCATCAATCCGTTGTTGCAAGTCGGACGATGGCTTGTTCACGATTTTACGGTAGTTAGAAAAAACAACCGAGTTATTAAGTGGCATGTCAAAGCTAACAATCATTTCAGTGACACGAGCTTCAAGAGCTAGCCCACCTCTAAAATTATTATTGATAATCTTAACGGTGTCGCCTAAATTAACATCCTTGTAGCTATTCATGAAGCTAGAATGCACATCAACCGTGTAAGTCATGAGTGGGTAAGCATACTGCTTGATGGTACGCAAAGCGTAACTTTTTAAGGAATTGACATCCTTGTATTCTGTCTGGAAGTCCTTGCGTGTCCAGTTATCAGCGTTATCCGGATTCATGGTAGATGGATAGCGTTCCCTAGACAATGGGGCAAACACGTAGCTACTGCCACGCCTTGAGTAAAACTCTACTTGTCCTAACTCATTCTTTTCCTCAAACTCCACGCTCTCAAGGTTAACACCGTCCGCACCAGTAAACACCCCAGCATTAAATAGCTGGGTCTTATCGCTAGAGACTTGAACGCCTTTGAGCTCATTCTGATAATGTAGTACCACATCTCCACGAGCCTTTCCGATACCGTGGTGGTTTTCGTCTGGGATTTGGTAGATATCAATCACGAAACGCTTGATTGTACCATCTCGATTCAATTCGGTACGAAATGCAAATTCAGCATCAAACTTAGACATGAGACTGTGTAATTGTGCCAATTTTGTGTCTTGTGGCTCAAATTCAAGCGTTCTTGTTTTATCAGACACCTCGTTAACACCAATTTCAAGGTTTGTAAATCCTAGAATTTCAAGGTGTTCCAAATACCATGCGATGCTTTGTGCCCCGCTACTTTTAAGAGCTATTGACTGCTCTTGTGCCAATTCTAAGTTGGTGTTATTACATGTCACTTGGAATGTTGTGTCATTCTCAACTAACTGCGACACATAGAAAACATGGTAAGTGTTATCGTAGTAAAACGAAACAAACATATCATCATTGATATATTTAACATCCTCATGCAGTTTGCCGTTGACAATCTTAGGGATTGTGAAGTCGAATGTACTGGTTGAGTATTCAAGGTACGGATGCCACTGACTGTTTGAATAAGGCAACATGCCAGGAACGTTGTTATTCAACGCACACACCTTACGCATGTTCTTGTCATGAATCCAAATTTGCATTAAATGAAACGCTCCTTCCATGTGATTTCAATAGTCGGATCAGTCCTTGTCCAACTCGATGTGTAGATATCAATTTCTGTATCACCAGTACCAATACTGAATGGCTCGGATAAGTAAGTTAACTCATTAGACGCTGGCAAGTTATCAACCAAGGTTTTACCTTTAGCCATGTCGATTTCAAGAATAGAACCCTTACGAAAACGATTAGGGATATCTTCTTCCTTGTTAACGTAGTCTTTTCGATAGACGAAACTATCCAGATACATGTGAGTTACAAGCGGTGCATCACCGATACCAAAGAAACCAACGCTGATTTTTGCTGACTTCTTCCCTTTGATCTCAGGAATTTTAAATCTAGGATAACCGCCTTGATAATAAAACTGTATTTCGTCATCAAAGCGTTGCATATCTGCCCACCCTTGTGGTTCATTGAATGGGTTTTGCGTCATGACATGCGTACCCCAGAATGATTTTCTGTCTAGCGTTCGATAACTTCCGTTACCGTCACTAGCAAGGAAACGATACTCGCACCCTAGACCGTTGACATGCTTAAGGGTCTCAACGCCATAGAGAAATGTTCCGTTTGCATCCGTTACAGATATCTTGATATATCCGCACTCATTAGATGCACCTAACCAGAAAATTTGTCTCCACCACATATACTCATATAGTGAACCTTTTTCTCGGTTGCTATCCGCTGGAATCTCCCATGTAATTGAGCTACCACGCAAGGAAGTTGAGCCACTACCTCGATTGGTTAAGGCAATGTGTGGTCTGCCCCATGCGTTATCAATCGCAAGTGTTCCATTCAAACTTTGCAAGTTGTCGTTGAAACGCCCTTGATTTTTTGTACCAACCGCAAAACCATTTGTAATCCAGTTATTAGAAACATAGTCGAACAGAATTTCAGACTGCTTAACTGTTCGTGTATCAGCTTCGTTTGGGTTCCCAATCTCGTAGCTTTCACTGGAACTTTTAACAATCCCAACCCAACCATTATCTGAGTTGAATTTCAACTTAATGTCTGGGTAAGTTTCAGCCGTACCAAAGTTTTTTAGCGTAGCCTTGTAGTGTCCAGTAGATACTTTTTTTATGCTACCGTACTTGGTTTCACCGTCACTACTTACTAGAGCTTGTGCTTTATTCTCACCGTAACTTTTCGGAACATCGAACGTAACCGTTACCGTTGCGGTAATCGGCGCCGTGTTCTTATCCACGGAAAGCGACGCTTGACCAGACGGGATAGCTTCCCAAACCTTATTAGGTTCATCTCCGAAAATCAATGGTTTCGGTTTATCTACATTCAGATAGCCACCAAGCGTTTCAGCGATGGTATTGAAGTAGTCGTAATTACCAACAAGCGTAAATAACACTTGAATCTGCTTGACGGACAAGGTGCTATATAGGAATTGCTGACCATAACGCCTGCGCCCTTGGTCTTGATAGTTGTTGTTGAAATTTGATGCCACGTTTTTCGTGACATCAACTGGAACGATACGCCCTTGACCTTCATTGAATAATTCGGTTAAGTTTTTACCGTCATAAGTTACTGACATTCCTATCAAATAATGATACCTCCTAGCAACGCTTGTCTGTGTTCATAATCGTTTGTTGCTTTTGTCATAAAGGGTGCTAACCCGTTTGACACACTTCGACCATCGATAACGTTTCTGATCTCGATTGGGTTAGAGCCATTAGTTACTAATTGACTTAGCAATCCAATCATGACATCCAATTTATCTTCGAGTACAGAAACACGCTCACGGTCTGAAGTATTATCGTGGTTGCCTTGTTGGGCATCACCAGCGAAACGTGCTACTGCTTCAGTAAGTAGTTGCCACGCTCTACCACGTTTGGCGATATCCGTTGGAATGACATATTCTGGCATATCACCTTCAGCTAGTTCATAAACACCATTCTTGTGGACTAGACCACCGTTAGCGTAGCCATAGGCTGCGACACGGTTAAAGGCTGCATCCGATGTACCATAACGATGCTTGATGTAGTTGATTGCAGCAAGCAAGTTATCATAACCGTTTCGGATATTGTTGTGACCAGCGTGTTTATATGCGTCGAACGTTGGTTGAATAGTCTGCATCAAACCAATAGATGGTGTACCAGCTCTGGCGTTACTATCCCAGTTATTTTGAACGTTAGGGTTACCACCAGATTCACGCTGGATGGTTGCCAAAATCTTAGATACACGGAAATCATTCGGTTCAATACCGTTTGCCTTCAATGCTCTAACAACCGATTCACGCCAACGTGAAACGCCTGTACCTTGAGGCCCGTCTTCACCGCCACCGGCAGGACTGAGCAATGGACCAAGAGTTTTCTTAATCCAATCGAACATGCCACCGACTTGACGTTTAATCAACGTTTGAAGTGGGTTGTTTCGGTCTTTCAACGGTTTGCTATCATCGCCACCACTACTTCCACTGTCTCGGACACCGAAGTCGAGGAAGGTCGCAGCGTTAGAGATGTGACGACCGGCGTATTGGTGATACTGACCGTTTCCGCCGTAGTTGTACTCTTCACCGTCGTAAGTGTCGCCATGTACTGCCGTTACAAAGTCAACGTGGTTACTTGAAACCGGACCGCCGGTGTAGACTGCTACCGTACCCGGTTTAGGTCTGCTTAAGTGTGGCACGCTGGCAGAAATCCATTGGTTCCCGTTGCCAAGGTGACTAAACAAGCTAGGTTTAACCCCAAGGTTAGCCAAACGGCTGGCAACGAATGACACACACTCACGATAGAAATAACCCCACGGGTCAGCACCAGCATCTTTAGCCTTGTCTTTGAAACGATAGTCATCGCCTTTAGCCCCCATTGCCACCGTGCCTTCATCCATCGAAGCGTTAGCCATAGACCAAAGCTCTTTCCACCAGTTCTTAGCTTCTTCGACAGGTTTCTTGTAAAGAGCGTTACCGAGTGGGTTAAACATACCGGCTAACTTATCAGCGTTAGGACTGAATTTTTTAGCCAATGATCCAACGGGGTCTTTAACGACATCAGTGACAAACTCAATCATCTTCATAAATTTGTCGACACCGTTCTTCATGGTATCCCACACTGAGCCAGCAACGTTAGTAGCCGTATCCCAGATTTTAGACCAGAAACCAGTACCTTTAGCAAACGCTCCACGTTCTACGCCCATAAGCATTGCCAATTCACTAGCATTGATGACCTCTGACCCAGCAGGCAAGAGGTATTCAACGTTTCGCCCTTGTGGCAAGAATGACTTACCATTAGGCAAAATTACCATCTCTTGATTGTTAGTCTCTGGGCTATCGTAGCCATCATTTAGAGTAGCTAATGTAGGTTTAGTGATCGGGTTTCGGTATGAGCTAAACATACCAGTACCGCCGGCGAACTTAACTTTCGGGATTTTAGAGATAGCTTCTTTGCTACCGCCAAAATCAGAAATAAGTTTATTGATACCATCAATACCAGCATTAGGCAGTGCGATGACAGCATTGATACCGTCACCGGCAAGTTTCTTCATGCCGTCCCACATTTCGCCAAAACCTTTTTTAACATTATCCCAAGTATCTTTGAAGAACTTAGCGATATTGGTCAATGCGTCGGTAATCAGTTTGGTAATATTAACACCGAATTTCTCTTGTGTTAACGCTCCGATTTCATCCCATTTTTTAGATAGGAATTTTTTAGAGTTTTCCCAGCCGTCAAACCAATTCTTATTGATGCCTTTGTGGTGTTTGTCGATATCTTTACCAAGGGCAGTCATGGCTTCCGTAGCATTTCCCTTGATACCTTCCCATGTTTTTGATGCGAATTTCTTAACGTTGTCCCACTTTTCGCCCCAATCTTTCTTAAGGTTACTCATGTGTTTTGCAACGCCCTTCGCCATATCTTTGACATGGTCCACCGTGCTATCAACAAACTTCTTAAACGGTTTGTTATGCTTGTACATCAACTCGAAACCAGCGACTACTGGATTAGAGATTACAAGCAATTTCTTAGCGGTGTTGGTAAAGGCTTTGATGCCTTTTTCACCACCAGTGAAGTAAGTCTTGGTCTTTTCAAAACCTTTCTTGGTGCTCTTGGTCATTGAGTCCATCGCACCAGTCCAAGTCTTCTTCATGCCATCCCATGTCTTACCAAGCCATTTGCCAGCATTGGTGAAACCGTCTTTGATACTTTTTACGATGCCATCAACGAATTTCTTGAATTTCTTGTTGTGCTTGTAAATTAAAGCGAAAGCTCCAGCAATTGGATTGGCAATAAATAAAAGGACTTGTTTCCAGTCCTTTTTGAAGAAATCAATGATTTTGCCAAAGATTTCTTTGGTGACTTTGAAGATTTTATCAAAGGCTTTTTTGGCAGCACTGAACATGCCGTCCACAAAAGCTTTGAATTTCTTATTGTGTTTGTAAAGCAACACCAAGGCAGTGATAGCCGTAGTTACTGCAACCACAATCAAACCAATAGGGTTTGAAGCCATTGCTAAGTTCATTGCCTTTTGCGCTGCTGTCATTCCGACTGTAGCTGTTCGCCATGCGTGAATGCCTTTAACGACTGCCGTTATTCCAAGAGCGACCTTAGAACCTACAAAATAAGCCGCAAACAAAGAACCGACCGTTTTAATAGCCGTTTTATGTTTTGCAATACCACCTAATGCCTTAGATAGTGATGTGACTGGACCTTTCGCCTTCTTACCGTTGCCGGTCATGAGGTTGAATGCACCAGCAACGCCTTTAATCATGTCAACGGCAACTTCCCAAACACCGCTAGCAAAGTCTTTACCAATGCTAAACACCGAACCTAAACTATCTTTAACCTCTTTGAAAAAGGCTACAATTTTAGGGGCGTTGTTAGCAATGCTTTGACTCAGATTATCGACAAACTTATTGAGACCGTCCATTAAGCCATTAAGTTTATCTGTACCATCACCGAGATTAAACACTTTAGAGAATGCGTCCATGATAGTCCCTAGACCTTTGGAAACGTGCTCCCCTAAATCTTTGAATTTAGTTTCAGTGTTAGGGTCAGCAACCCAATTCCCAATCTGTTGCAAGAATGGGTTTTTCATTTTGTCGATTGGGTCACGGAACGCTGCAACCACTGCCGGCATACGAGACTGGATAGTTCTTTCAAGACCACCGATAGTAGTTGAAAAGTTAGCCGTGGCATCCTTGTATTTGTCTTGCAACTCAAACAAGGCTTTCTGTGCCATTTCAGAGGTAATCTTACCGTCTTTTTGAAGTTCGGCATATTTCTCTTGGGTCATGTCAGCAATGCCCAATTCTTGTGCAGCAACTTCTTTAAGTTGGTTCTTCATTTCTGGAAAGACATTGATGATAGACATCATGTCTTGCCCTTGAACCTTACCATTGGCAATCATTTGAGCCCATTGAGTAGCAAAGTTTTCCACGGCTGCATCAGTCTGACCAAACGCATCTTGCAAGGTCAGAATGGCTTGCGTTTGTTGTTTGGTTAACTCGGTGTTGTGAGTAACGGCATAGAATTTCTGGTTCATGCCGTCAACCATTTCGGTTGAGTTAGCCGCTGCCTGTGCCATTTGGTTGGTCATATCGACCATCTTCTTGCCTTCTTCAGCGTTTCCGGTAAGCGTTAACCAAGTGGCATTCATGGTTTGTTGATATTTAACGTATTCGGCACTAGACTGTGCGATTTCGTCAAACTTACCTTTGATAGCTCCCAATGCGTTTTGGAAACCGTTACTAATCAAGTTAGCTGCAAACGTAGCCCCAAAGATACCTTTCAAACGTGAGGTTTTTGTTTCAGTCTCACTGACTTCACTACCCAAGCGTTTAAAGCTATCTTTCAAGCGACCAATGAATGTGCTAGAACGTTGACTTTGTTCAATCTCATCATTCAATCTATCAGCAGCATTACGAGCATGAGCCAAGCTAGTAGCCGTTTCATCCAAGCGTCTACGTTGAACGAGGTATTCTTCAGAGGTTTTACCAGATTGACGAGCGACACGCTCAAGCATATCTTTCTGTTTCTCATACTGCTTGTTTAAGTTAGTAATCGAACTCTTGTATTGCTTAAGTTGTTCTTCCCTCGCTTCATCCTCTTTACCTTCTGCTTTCAAGCGTTTAACGTAGGCTTCAGACGATTCATTTTGCAGTTTGTACTGTTTCTGTAATTCAGCAAGCCCAGACCTATGGTAATCTAGGCTATTTTTGGCTTGTCGTTGTTGATTTTCCAACGATGCCAAGCGGGTAGTAGCTTGGTCAATCTGTTGCTGGTACTTAAGGTACTGTTCAGCGGTTTCAGCGGTGCTTCCTTTAAGTTGAGACTGTTCTTGTTTCAGTTTCTCAATCTTGCGTTGTTGGTTTTGGATAGCATTGCCCAAACCATCGTACTTAGCTTGTGCAGCCCCCAAATAGTCACCAGCACTACGCATTTGGCTTTCTTGTGCCTTCCATGCGTTAGTAGAGCTATTGACTAACTGAGTTAATCGCTTAATCGAGTTAGCTGCTTGTAGCGTGTCTAAGGCGATTTCCGTGGACATGGTAGCTTGTACTTTTGCCATGTATTATTTTTCCTCCTTTCCTTAAATATTTAGAGTAAAGATGTTGGGTCAACCATTCTATCTTCTTCCTCTTTGGCATTTAAGATTTTCATTAGCTCGTAATAGTCAGTCTCGTAATACTGATCTAGTGTCCACCCAAAGCCTTGGATTGATTTTTTAGCAATGATTTTTAAATCTTCAATGCGATTTTCTAAATCAAAAATCTGTTCGCCTTTAGATTTTACTCTTTTGGGTCAGTTTCACCAGCGGCGTTTTCAAGTTGTTCGTCTGTCAATCCGTACATATAGCCCACCAATTTTTCGGCAATCTCTTGTGTACGGACATTATCCAAATCAAGCAATTTGTCATAGGCTTCATCATCCAAATTGAGGACAGCACGGATAAAACCAAGCATTTCTTTAAGAATAGTAAAACTTGCTTGTGCTTGTTCTTGCGTGTCGCCTTCTTCGACAGTGTCGCTGATTTTAAGTACGGCAAGTTGGTACTCGTGCATACGCAAGACGTTACGGTTGCTTGTAGTCACCTTGAAGGCTTTCTTGCTGATTTCTGGGATTTGAATAGTTCTGATTTCCATTTATCTTTACTCCTTTAACACAAAAATAGAGGTCAGGCCATGAGCCCGACCTCTTGCGAATTATTTAGATTAACCACCGACTACTGGTGTACCAGTGAGAACATATCCACCAAATACTTCTTTGAACATGTTAGCTTTATCGAAGTTAGATGCTCCAGTGTAGTATTTCTTGTAAGGCTCACCGCCGAACGCATCCGCTGACAAGGCGTTAAATGTCATGTTATCGTCTTGGCGAGTTTGAGCAGTATCGGTATCTGTAGCAACGTTTTGAGTTGATTCTTGCATGATACCGTTAGCAAAACCAAAGAATACTGAGTGTTTGCGGTCAAGTGTTTCAGATTCAATCAATACCGCTGTGTGAGGTTTTTCACCGTCCATGACGTAACCACCCTTGCCGTCTGGTTTGAAACCAAGCATTTTTTGTTTGATTTCGAAGTCAAGGTTATTGAAGTCGAATGCTACTGTTGGTGAACCCGGTGCGATCATTACATCTTGTACTGAGTTATTCCCGGGAACTTTAGTCGCTTGACCTTCCAAGTTGGAAATGTTAGCGGTACGAGTACCGAGCATCTTAGAATCAACTTCAATCACGCCATCAGTTGAAAGGCCGTCAGCGCCTTTAAGTAGTTTTTGGGTTTTAGGGTCAACCAAAGCAAGGCGGACCATTTTCAAACCTACAATTGCCATATAGTAATTTCTCCTTTGTTAAATTAATTTATCGATAGCAACAAAAAAGACCGCCGTAATCTGTAAGGTATCGGGGTCTATGCTATGTTCTCTCATGTCTGTAATTGAGTAGTGTTCAGATTTTAGGAATTTCAGCAATTCCATTTCAAAGGCTTCGATATCAAAATCAATATCAGCCTTGTAAAAAATCTGTACCTCTACCCTGTCTGTTTTTCCGAAAAAGGTATTATTCCCACTCAAATCAAGGGACGGATTGCTTTCGGTGAGTAACACGATTGTCTTATCGGTGTTTTCTTCGAGCTCTTTAGGCAAGTTGTTTGCGTACACTTCGCTTATTTCACCAAATTCTTTGCCGTCAATTAGCTCTTTTAGTTTTACGGTTGCTAACACTTAATCACTTTCCTCCTTTTCTTCGAATGAGTTTCTCATATTCCTCTTTTTCTGCTAATAGCACCTTTCTTTGAACAGCGCTATCGTTTTGGACATTGGTAACGAAATGATCCGCACGGTATTTCTTGGTGCCGTCATTTAATCGTCTGGCATTTTGAGCGTGGTAGTTGTTTTTCCAGCCTACGGTTGCCACACCGTTCTTTCTGCCATCCGCATTCGTGGATTGGACAGATAAACCGTCAGCCATGTGCCCATACTTCAAATGTTTCTTGTTTGAGTAGTGTTTCTCCCTAGTAACTTCTTCCAGTTCCTTTTGAAACACCTTTGCGCCAGCGGTTGTGATTTTAGCTTGTTCCGCTGGTGTTAAATCACCAATGCTAGCTACTGTTTCAAGCCAGCCCTCTAGTGCTTTATCAAGCCCTACCATAAGCTATCACCCAACTTTCTTATGCTTTCTCAAAGTCAGAAAGTCGTAGCGATTAAGCCCAAAGTTTTCGTTTGGACTCACGCGCACAATATCATACTGAGTGCCATTGAGAACAGCGACTTGACCTTCTACCACTTTGGCATTATGGCGAATGACAATCACTCTTGTATCGCTTTCGCCATTCTGTTGGGCCAAATACTCTTGATTGAGTGTGCGAGTGTGGGGTTTATAGTGCAACGTAAACTGTTTCACGAATTTTGGCACACTCACACCCGTAAATTTGTTAGGGGTGCTTTGGTATGTGCCAAAATCAGCTTTAAAGCGAAAGTCTGAGGGTAAATATCTAACTTTAGGCATTAGTCACCTCTTTCTTCACTGTACGTTGCGTATAAGCCCCTTAATTGCCCAATTATGCTATTCAATGTGAGATTGACAGGATAAGTCACCGTGTCCGTTAGAGCCACCCTGTAGGTGAAATATGAGCTTGTGAGGGCTATTACAGCCGTGTCGTATAGAGATTCTACACTCTCAAGGTCGTAGAATTTCTTATCACTACCGACTGCATTGATAATGTACTGTTGAGCCGATTCAATGTAAGCTGGAATGAGTGCAGTGTCGTCTGTCTCATCCAGATTCAAGGTCTGCATGATGGTTTCCTTAGATACACTCATTGCTTACCTCCTAAATTAAGCTCCGGCAGTAAGATTAGCTTTTTGGTCAGCAATCGCTTTAAACGATGCTGGCACAAATGCTTCTTCATCAGTTTTAACAACATCGAAGCGGTCAATAACACGTACTTTAGTAGTGTCAGTTTCAAACGCTCCACCACCGATGTTAGTTGAAAGTAGTGACAAGTGTTGACGGTCAAACAATGTTACCGCTTGTTTCAAGTCACCGAAATACAATGGCATAGCTCCAGTAGTAGCATTAGCAAGCCAGCGGTCAGATACTTCTTTAACTGCGAAACCGTCGATTGAGTAACCAGTTGGTGATTTCACATCACGCTCCATGAGGTAGTCACCCATTGCATTCTTAACTTTCTTAAGGGCAGTGAAACCTGAAGTGTTAGTCAAGAAGAATGATGTTTGTTTAATCGCTGGGTCAACTTTAGCTTCGAGGTCAATGATGTCATCCCATTTAGCCAATGTTGGTTTAGTTGGGAGTGTTGCAATCACATCCAAGATAGCTTTGTTACGAGTAACAACGACTTTTTTAGCAATCCAACCAGACAACCAAGCAAGGATGTTTTCGGCAGAATCAGCAAGCAAGCTGTTAGTTACTGTTGAGATACCAGCATAGCGTTTGATAGCGTAGCGGATAAGAGAAAGTTTTGGATCGTCATTAGCACCAATTTGACCAGCTTCATCATCAATTTTGTTAAGTCCAGTAATTTCAGCCCATTTTTCGTAAACACGAGAACCAGTAAGAGTAGTTACATTTTCAACGTTTACATACTCTTGCAATGAGTCGTATTGACGAACCAATGTGTTGATAGCTGTACGGATGTCTTGTGGGATAGTCAAGCCAGCGTCAGAACCAGTTGCGTCTGTTTTAGAATCAAGCAAGTTTTGATAGCGACCACGAACAAGGTTTTTAAAGTCTTTGACAAAGGCATCTTTAACTTCTTCTTCGTTCTTAGTCAATGGTTGTTTTTCTTCTTCAGTCATGTTAGCTACTTCACTAGCACGAGCTTCAGTATATTGTTCTTTGAACATGTCACGTTTCATTTTCGCAGTGTCACGTTCGTTTTTGATTGCTTGCAATTCTTCAGCGGTTACTGAATCATCAAGCATAGCTACGTTAAGTTTTTCATTAAGATTTTCGACCTTGTCGCCTTGTGCAACCCAAAGGTCATGCAATTCATTTGATGTCTTCATCAATCATCTTCCTTTCATTTTTCAAGTAAAATCGCCAATTTCTGCTCACGCAAAGTATTGGTCTTAGGTGTAGCAATCATATTCTTAAATTTAGTGATTGCTGATTTGCTTGGTAGTTGATGCACGGCATTGGTAACCATGATTTCTTCTTCATCGTTATCAAAAAACATGATTTCATCTGCAAAGCCTTTATCTACGGCAGTTTTAGCATTAAGCCATGTCTCTTTAGCCATAAGATCTAGTAATTCCGGTTGTTTAAGACCAGTCTTCATTTCATAAGCCAAAGCGATAGACTCATCAATGCTATTTAAGACCGCTGATTGATGCTCTAGGTCATCGCTATTTCCGATGACACCAGTAGACGCTTTGTGAATCATAATATGTGCCGTTGGACTGATACGCACGGTATCACCAGCCATAGAAATGACACTTGCAGCACTAGCAGCAAGCCCTTGCACGTTAACCACAATACGCTTGCCACTCGCTTTAAGCATGGTATAGATTTCGCTAGCTGCAAACACATCACCACCATTAGACGCTATATTAAGCGTGATTTCTTCGTCTTCATCGTTAGCAATGGCATCCTGTACCAGTTTTGGATAGGTACTAGACATGCCAAAGTATTCGTAAAAAGCACCAGCATCATCACTTACAATATCGCCTTTAATGTCAATCTTGCCCATTTGTCTCACCTCCTTTCAATGTGGTTCGGTTAGGGTTTTCACCCTTCGGCAACTCTTTTGGGAGAATTTCAGCTTGTTGCAAAATATACAAGCCTTGATTCTGTGCGAGTGTGCCACTTTTAACCATGCTATTGATACGGCTGATATAGTTAGCACCAGTCGGGGCAACCGC